GGTGGATCTCTCGGAACTCGTCGAGCATGCCGAATGTCAACTGAAGCGACAACAGCCGACGCACGTCGTTGGCGTCATCCAGCCCCCGGAACAGCACTTCGCACTGCACGTCGCCAAATTTGAGCAGGAACTTGGAGTTGGTTTTCTCCAAGATGCCCGCCTGCCCGTCCGGGTACCACTTCAAAAAGTCAGGGATCGTCGTGTCCCACAGCATCTGGCGGGTGTTTCGCACCACCGCGATCCGGCTTCTACGGATACCGTCACGCCCTGCTTTGACTCGCTGCGCCTCGTAGGCGATCTTCATCAGGCTGGCTGTGGTCTTGGTCGACCCAACGGGTCCCACGATGAAGTTTGAGAACTTGTCGGCTTGGATGAACGGTTCGGTGCTTGGTACGGGGATGTACAGCAGACTCATGGTTCGTCGTACGCCAAGTCAGAAAGATTCATCGTCGTTTCTTTCTGTAGAAAGGCAGGCGGAGCCGGCAGCACTTCTTGGGCTTCCACGTCAATGACGGACGACGGCGCGTACCCGGGAGCCGCGTTGCTGAACTGGATCGTGATGGAGAACTTCTCTTGGACGGCGGTGTTCACGTCCAGCTTGTCAAGCCCACCAACAGTCCGAAGGAACTTGGCCGCCTCCAGCACACCACTAAGTGTGGCGTTCTCGCTCTTGGCCCGACGGTAGATATCCGGCAGCAAGTCCTCGACCATCAACCGCGCCTTAGCCACCACAGCGTAGTTGACGTCTTTCAGTTCCTTGCGCTTTTGGAGGATCGCCTGCTTGACGTGCGGCATCTCCAGCATCTCGGCCAAGAACTGTGGGTCGAGTCCGTAGTTTGCGGCCACCACATGGGGTGGGTCGACCTGCGCTGCCAAGTCGAATACGAGCTTGGGATCGAGGCTGAGTAGTTGGGATGCTTGTGTCATGGTTCGATGGTAACGAGGGGCGGGGCGATTAGCAAGTGTTAACTAGGTTTACATGTAGGTTTTGGAGACCTTGTTATGTACGGCATACCTAAGCCGGGGGTGGGGCGGGGGTGGGCCTTGGACCCATGGCAGGGGGGTGGGTCGGGTTGGTCGTGGCAGCATGGGCTAGGTCGCACAACCTGACGCGCGTGTCGGAATGTACGCTTGCATTGTCGCCTTGATTGTGGTCTAATATGCATGTGGTCGTTTTGGCCACGCATTCAATCATTCAAAGGCAAAAAGATGGAAACCAAAGCAATCGAAAGCACGCCCGTTCGCGCGTTTGGCATCGAATTGAAAACCGCTAGCGATGCCGGCTCAGTGTATGCATTGGCCGATGGTGCGACCGATACGGTCTTGAAATTCTATGACGGGCTCATGGGAGCAAAACCGACGTTTACCGTATGGGAGGCTGCGCGCCTTTCATGGCGCGCTGGTTTTGCCTCGCAGCGTGAAGGCGTGAAAGCCAATACGATAGATAAGGCTTGGTCACGGTTCGCAACCGGTCTCACTGCCGAAAAGCCGAAAGCCGATAACGCGAACGCGGCACGCGTTTCGTCTGCGCGGGTCGACCCTTTCAAGGGAAAGCCGGTAGAGGAAATAAAAGCCGCGCGCGAAGCGGCCGGAGCAAAAATCGCGGCCGGCGACGTCAGCAAGGAAACCGCGAAAGAGTACAGGCAAGCCGTCGATGCCGAAATCAATGCGCGCAAAGAAGAAGAAAAGGCGGCCGAAAAGAAGAAAACCGAAGCACTAAAGCCGCGCAGGGACGCTATCCGCGAACTAGCATCGAAAGCCGATGACGATACCCTGTCGCTGATCGAGGCGGCCGTTGAAATTCGATCGGCCGATGCGGCCACCCGTGCTCGCGCATGGGCTCGCCTCACTGAGGCGGCCGGCGAGATTGCCAAGCCGACGAAAGGCAAGACCAAGTAAACTGACATTGCAACACCGGCCCCGCTTCGGCGGGGCTTTTTTTCGCCCGTACATTCTGACCGATCGGTCAGGCTGTGCAAACCTAGTTTGCTCATGTAAACCCTGTAAACTTTACACTGTAACCCTGCTTTGCAGGGATTGCTGATAGGTCGGCCACACGCCACAGGCACCCGGCAACGGGCGTTTACGCCACAAATAAAGCTATGAACTGGTGTACGCCAACGGTTAACCAACTTGCATTATTCATAATTTACAAGATTATTTTCTAATGTACCGGGTAATGGAAAAGACAGACTTGTAAACCCGAGAGCGCGTTGGACGCGCAATCCATCTCGTGGTTTTTTGTGTAGCCTGTAAATAGTTGCGTATGGCTTTGTCATCGTAAACTTACATTTCCCCACTTTTCAGCGTTACTCCCCCCCTCTTTTTTCCGTGTTGTAATAATAGAATGTAAAATTAAACCGAGTTAACACCCACTCTTTTCCCTTTACAACCGCCCCGCTGGCGGCCCCGACCTAGACGACTCTCACAGACCCACAAATAAAGTTCGCTCGTCGCACAGACACTACAAATACGGTACGAACAGCGCCACAAACACAAGCAAACACACTTGACACGACACTTGACATCTGCGATAATATGTTGTGGTCGTTCGTCTGTTGAACGGCCCGCAGCAAGACCCGCACAACCTGACAACACCGTCAGAATGTTCTGTTAACTCACTTACTGGAGAACATGCAATGCCGCTTTGCAGTCCCTGTCAACTTCGTGGCGACGAGACGCCCGTCGACCCCGCCCGATGGGAACTCGGTTATCACACATGCCTGCCATGTGGCGACTCGCAGGCCAAGCAACGGGCCAAGACCCGCTGTGTTGTGCCACTTAACAAATCCAACTACATCCACGTGACTGACTACACCCTGCTGGCCCAACTCAACCCCAAGAGGACAACCTGACATGAACACATACCGAGTAGACCGAGCGATGTCCCTTGTTACCCCGTGCGGCATGAACTCGATTTTGTACATTGGCGACAGCGCATACGAGGCCGCCAAAGTCTACAACTACGCCGATTCGGGCAAGGACGCGTGGAACCAACCG